CCGCCGAGAAAGCCTCATAGGAGTTGTACCATGGAGCGTTGCCGGAAATATCTCCTGCTCGCCAAGACCAGCCCTCTTCTCGGGCTTTTTGAGAGTTGGGGTTGTGAATCAACTGCAAGACTGGTCGAGGGGCAACCCACGTTTGTTCGGAAGGTCTTCCATTACCTTCTTCCTCGCCAGCTTGTAAAATTTCAAATGCACTGGCAGGCTCATAGACATAACCTCTATACTGCGCAAAGCCAGCCCAAGCAAGATCTCCTCTCATCACTTGCTCTTTACAGTTATCACAATCAGAAGTTATGTCATCGCAACTTGCAGGATCTAGATACTTGAAATAATCGAGAGCCCAAACGCTGCTGTTTCTTGCTTGATAACCTAAAGCATTTTTGGCAGTAAGCTCAAATGTTTGCGGGTTGTATACTCTACGTTGCCTTGAGGTAGGCTCACTATACCAGAACGTTCTAATATCAGAAGTTTTTCTATCAATTCCGTTGACACCGTTATTTCTATCTTCAGCGTATCGAAGTCGTTGTCTGGTTTTTTTCAGAGTAGCGTTTCTGTGCTTTGGATAAATGTATTCTTCATACTTCAATTCAAAGAAGCGAGGGCCATACCTGTTGTTATCTGTAATGTATTGCTCAAGAATGGTATCATACAATTGTTTGTTTTTGTTTTCCAAGCCCAATCTCTTATTGATAAATGGGTTAGCGAACAATTCAAGGTTGTTACTGTAAGGATGGTAAACTTTTGCGCCTACGCTACCGCCACGGAACTGTAGCCTATGCTGCATAGGCTTGTTCCAAGATATTGCTGGTTCAACATAATTGTTTGCCAGTCTTTCTCTTTCAGGCTTGAAAGTAAGCAACTTCACTGGATTTGCAGTAGGATCGACAAGCTGAAACTGTTTGTTTGGAACTTCTACTGTTACAGGCTTTGGTTCGTTTTCAATAGAGACAATGTTGTTAGTTCTCATAAACCTTACTGCAACACTGTCTTGTGCTCTAATCTGCTTCCAACTAGGCAACTGCCAAGGACCGTACCTGTTAAGCAAAACCTGATTCAAAGTAAGATCGCCATCAACATACTTATCCCATTCTGATTCTACCATTATGGCGTCACCAACCCTAAACGTGCCGCCCCATGTTTCAGGAAGCGTTACAAACTTTATTGGTCTGTCTGCGTCGTCAAGTGCTACAATCTTGTCATACGTTCTTGGGTGTCGAACACCTTCATAGCTTTGAAAATTGTTGTCAAACGGTAATCCATAATCAAATTCAATCTCGCCGGCTATAACCTGGGCCGCAATACCTGGAAGTCCGTAGTCTGCTGAATACGGATTCGTATTGATCTCGGGGAAATATGTCGAGACATTCTCCGATTCATCTACATAGCCTGTTCTGCACCATCTTGTAACGCTTTGGGTTGATTGAGAAATCCAGTGATAGTTGTAGTCAGTGGATGGTATAAGTTGAGACTTCCAAAAGTTATCATACTTTGTTTCGCAAAACGGCGATACGCCACCTGGGAGGAATTGCTGTTTGCCATTTCTCTGTACCTTGTGAAAACTTGGTACGCAAGGGTATTGATCTGTTGGATTATCACATGATGCAGAATCTCCGCCAAACTTGGAGTGGAATGTGAGCCACTGATTTAGCTTTGTGCGCACATTTAAGTTTCTGAAGTTTAGGCTGTTGTAGGGTGAGAATTCTTCAGACTCTACATCCATCATACCTCTAGCAAGAGTATCTGATGAGCCGGGTGCGGAGAATCTTTCTACAAAAACGTGTTCGTTCCTGCCCCGGTTTGGCAGATCAAAATCGTAATGTCCGTATACAGCATCGGAAGCCGTAGATGCAGTCGAACCAGGAAGTACACCCTGCTGTTTTACAAACCAAACATTATTCAGTCGTCGGCTAGAAGTTTGAACAATTTCATAATCGTATCGGTAGTTGCCGTAGATAGCGTCATCTATATCATATTTGATGTTCTTAATGTTTAGCGGGCGTTTGGCTGTCTCGTCTCGATAGAACTTTGCTCGACCGTCAGCGGGCTCGCTGAATGTAGTTCCATCAAACTCCCAGGCTTCGGGCCTATCAGTTTCATTTATAGGAACGTGTCTATGTGGAGAACCGCCGACGTGTGCCTGGGTAAATGGACCCTGCATTGGAGTCTCTTTGTCTTCCCCATAAGAATCATCATGGAGATTGGTCCAATAGTTTTGATCATTTACAATATCTTGATACAAATCAATCGGTGATAGAATCAAGCCCTTTGCTGAGTTCTCATATGTTCCAGTTGCATACTTTTGATTAGCCGCAGAAAACGCCACCTTTTCCTTTTTCAGAGCGTTTTTATCCTCATCATCAATACAAGATGAGTTTGCGTATCCGGGTGCTTCTTGAACGACAATGGTGGTTCCAGAGAATTGCTGCGTTTCTACCTTAACATAATCTTTTTTCTTGTTACGATAAACATTTGTACCACTCTTGACTACGGGCTGATCGTCTACTTTGAATCTATAAGGCTGGGAAAGAGAGCGGAGGGCAAACGTTTGGCCCTGATACTCTGTCATATTCTTGGTATCGCTACCATATGCAAGAGAGCGACTTTCCCAACTACCAGAATTTACTCTTGTAGATACATCGTGAATTTGCTGTCTATCAGCATCAACTTCTGAATCTCCTGTTGCTAGTGGTGCTTCGTCTCTTCTTGCACGAACCTTCCACCAAAGGCAACTTTCATCTTCTTCAACTCTTGCTCGACCCTGCTTCCAGTTGTAAAGCATTTCATTGATCCCGAGAAGAGGAGTGGGATCTTCATCTTTTCTAGGTCCAAAATACTGATACTTGTTTCGATACTTGTTTCTCTCTAAGATGTGTGATTCGATCATTGTTCTCATATCTTGAGAGAAGTTTGCAGATGCAGGGATTAGCTGCTGAAGCATTTGATTAACTGCGGCATCTAGCCACTTATAGAACTCTATGTATTTCTCAATATCAGGCTTATTTTCAATTCTTTCAAAAAAGAGTTGTCGTAACTTGGTAAGGTCCTTGTATTCTGTTCTATAGCGATTGACAGGTTCACCAATAAGATTATTGAAAGCAGAGATAGAAGCAAAAATATCAATCATTTCGTCAGAAATAGTCTGATACATACTCTTCTCAATAGCCCAGAAGTAATTGAATGGTGCTGACTCTCTAGTGAACACATCATCGTCTTGTGTAAGAATGTTGACAGTAGTGCTACTGCTAATGTTTTCTGGTAGCTGCTGCTTTGCAGAGAACACATAAGTCTTATCAGTTACCTTTTTATCATCTGCAAAAAAGTCTGTTCCAAGTCCGGTGTATTGATATCCAAGAATGTTACCGAGTACAGCACCGTATCTTGCGTCTGCTGGACCGTATGCCGTATCGCTTACTATGAATTCACCAGAACCATCGGAAGCGCCGACTGTTTGGAAATCCCAATGTAGGAGAAGTGTGTCAGCCTGTGGAACTCTTACGTCTGCTACGCTTGTTTGACTAAAGTAAGCTTCCTTGTATGGATCTTTTGTTCCGTAATTCTCAACATCTTTTGCGTGACTCTTGATAGTGTCATCGTCAAGGTAATCAAGCCAAACTCTAGTAGAAGATATCTTTGCATCACTTCTCTCGTTCAAAGTTGTGAAGTCAGTATATTCAGCACCGATATAAGATCTCTTTTCAGTATTCAAGAAAGTTTCAGTAGCAATAAGATCTAAGCTTTGGGTTAAGCTAAACTCTTCTTGAACAATATCCAGAACCATATTTACGCCGTAAAATTCTAAAACATAATCAGGGTCGAGTATTCCAGTGCTGGCGTTCTGAATGAGATCTAGTTTATTCACAGTTGGACGAACTCTAACTGCAATATTCCATTTTTCATTCTCGTATACGTCTTTATACCAGCCTGTTTCCATAGGAACAGCGCCCGCAAATCCATATGGTTGCAAAACAAATTTTACTTCAGTAGATTCTTCTTCTCTTTTCTCGGCGTATACAGCGAAGCCAGAGTCAGTCCAAGTATCAATATCGCCGGGTGCGTTACCTACGTTGTGCAAACCGAATAAGGATACCGTGGTGAATGGGGTTCTAAAGAAATCTGGATGGTCTAGTGGGAGCTTCTTTGGAAAAACAACTTCAGATTCCATAGTGATTGGAATGTATGTAAGATCCGGTGAAGTTGCACCCTCGATATAAGACTTGCTATCTGGAATAGCGGGGTCTGCTAATTGTTTTACATACCCATCAAAGCGATCTGGATTGTTGAAATCGACGTAGCTCTTCTTGACTGATACAGAGCGGTAGTAATCCTCAAGCTTGTACTTGACCCCATCACCGTACAAGTTGATCTTGATAAGTTCATCACCTATACCGAAACATCGAAGTAGGTTTCTGAAAGCTTTTTCGGTTCCCTTTGATTTGTAAATGTTGGAAAGGTTGTTGTAGATATTTTGATAAATCTCATTCTTGATATTATCGACATCTTCCTCATATGTTCTATCTTCTGCCCTATCAGCCAAATATTCTAGCACTGTAGTGTCGATGAATATCTCCGGTGCAACAAAACCCTTCGACTCAAGCAGGTGTTTTGCGAATGGTATGGGCTTCTCACCATCTTGAACGTATTCTGCTGAACCTATAGTTGGGAGTGCTTCAATCTGAAGGTGTAAAGTGTCAAAGTAACTTGAGATTATCTGAATGAGATTTCTGACTTCAGTTCCATTGGTATTCTCTTCTTCTTCGATAATCCATGCGGGGATAGACTTAACTATAGAAGAGATGTTTGTCAAGTCGTATTCATAGCCCTCTTGCTGCTTCACCTCCCTCAATGTCTGAACGTCGGGGTGGAATGAATACATGATGGGGTCTCTGAACTCTACATTATTCGCACCGTACTCGTCAATTGCGGACTCAACAGAGCGAACTCCAAGATCGTAGTTAGTAATACTTCCATTTGTAATTCTTCCAGAGTAATCTAAAACATTAGCATCGACGGCGGCAATTGAAGAAGTGTCTACGATACCTTCGTTGAACTTATAATATACGCCCAGAGCGGTGTTGGCTTCATCTGTATTTGTACCTCCGCCGAACTGCGTAAACCAGAATCGTCCGATCTCCTTAGAGCTTCTTGCTTTTTTCCAGAACCTAAATTCATCTACTGAACCTTGGAGTGAGCCATATGTTCCCGTTCCAAAAAGTCCACCGATCTCTGTTGTTACAGGCTCTGTTTGATAAGCGCCGATTCTTGCAGTCATTGGTAGGCCAGGGATCCAATCAATAGCCCCGATAGCCTGACCAACTGCTGTAACTTCGTCCACAAGCTCTCCGTCAACATGAAACTTGATCAACAAGTCTGCTCCAGAGTTGATGGCAGTAAACGCATAATGATGCCACTCATTAGGGTTGAAGTCTGCTGGACTTAAGGATGTTCCCAATGTTTGTCTTTGTACACCGGCACCGTCAGAGTAGTATGTGAACTTTGCAAAACCATTTACAGTTGGGTCTGCTTGCCAGTTATCATTCCAATGTTCAATAACAATGCGGCCATAAACAGGATCTCCGACGACCTCGTTGTTCCACATATCAAAAAGACATTCAGATCCAGCAGAGATACCTGTTGTTGGATCAGGTTCCCGTTTCCACCAAAACTCAATGGTATTACCTATCTCCCCTACAGCATAAAGATTAGACTCTCTAAACGTTTCTGGATCGTAAATGTTTGAATTACCCTTATCAGGGTATTCTGACGACAGCTTGCCGTCTTCGTTGATAGGCGTCGGATTCATTCCACCTTCAAAGAAGATGTGCTGTGGACTTGTGGTAACGCTGCGATAATCCCAGCCAAGACCACTGAGAACTGGCCCAGCAGGATGAGCTTGCGGCTCATTTAGAAGTACATATCCAGTAGTTCGAGGATACTCATTATCAAAAATATAGTTGTCAATATAAGTGGACTGATTGCGCCACTCCAATTTCTCTTTGTATGAACCATCATAAGGGTAAGTGCTTAAAATGTTGTCAATAGCATCAACATAGTATTTCTCTGCGGAGCCATACTTTGCAAACGTCTTTGGATCGTCAAAGTCAACAACCGTTTTTGGTACGAATCTTTGACGGTCTTCTTGCTTTTCTTCAATGTAGCCTACCGATTCGACATCTTGCTTTAGTCGCTCAACATCTTTTTCGGTTACTATCTGTCCTGAAGTTTTTCCAAAAAGGTCTTTTATACTCATTACTCTACCCTAAACTTGAAAGATTCTGGCTGTACTTTTAGTTCGCCTTTAATTTCATACGCTATCTCTATCCGATAGGCCCAGCCTGGTTCAAATAGTGCCAAGTCAAGATCGAAGAAAGCTCCAAGTTCATCATAAGAAATCCTAGTATGTTCTGTATCTTCGATCCCCCAATCAATAACAGTGAGGTCGTCAACAATCCTAGTGATTTTATAGTAAGCTTTCTCAACTACTTCTGTCCTTAGTCTCTTGGTTGCTACTGTATAAATAGTAGGGCTCCAATCTTTTGATCGTATGAAAAGTCTGAATCTAGCCTGTTCTTCGGTAGAATACACACTCTTTAGGTTTGTAATGCTTGTAACATAGGTGGTATCGCTCACCTCGGCGGGGATGCGATGTTTCACCTCAATAAATTCTTTGTAAAGGATGCTGCCTTGTCCCGTAGAGAGATACAAAGGAGATGCGGTAGTAACTTCACCTGGATCAAACACTAATGGGTCACTATTTCCATTTGTTACTGTTCCTATCCACGGCGTCGAGGAGAGGGTATAGATGGTGCCATCAAATATTACTCCTTCGATGCCAAGAAGCGACATTGTATCTACCCCATCCCATATCCCAACGACTGTTTCATTTGCACCTTCCCCTGGGGCATATTGATATTCTGCATTTCCTCCACCCAGACCAACTCCTGAAGCATCAATCAGCGCAGATTGAAAGTTGGTCATAGCGTTGCCGAGACTGCCTCCATCATTAACATATACATTTCCAGCAGTAGGTATACTGCTATTCGCAGGGTCAGGGCCAAAATAATATCTTCTAGTTTGACCAGTCGGTTTGTTAGTTGCAATTTCGATATAAGATCCACTCAAGTCCACTGGAAGAGGTAAAAAAATGTTCTCTGTTGGAAATCCGAAAGTTGTCACTATATCAACTCTGGCAGTTGAGTTCGCACTGTTATCCCTCCATACCGCATACACCAAATCTTCCGTGGTATCTAATCCATCAATAGCTGCTTTATATACACCTTCCTCTGGATTGGTAATGGTTGTTGCATCTGGAGTAATCTCGCCTGATGAAAAGGTAACGTTTGCCGTTCCTGTTACCTCTAAACCAATAGGCACCTCAAAAGGCTGATCATTGTAGGTAATAAAGTTTGCAGGTCCACGAATAATATCTTGCTTGAAGGTTAAGAACTTGTTTGGTCCTTCTCTAAATGTAATCACGGCATCCCTACCACGGCGATTGTCTGCTATGATATAAGCGGCAAGTTCTTCATTTAGTTTGATTGCACGAACAATAGCAGTTGCAGTTTCAGCAGCGGTGGTTCCATCAATCCAATCGACACCCTCTGTTAGAGTTACAGTTGGGCCGCCTGTGATAGATAAATCAAATACTATCGTGCTGTTTAGTGGTTGGTCTGCATCATTGATCGTGAGAGTCGGGAATATCTCTGTTGAATAAAACTCAATTGTAGGTGGTTCATTTGGTATATCAGTAAGAGTTCCATCAATATAGTTTTTAAGGAATATGTTATTTGTATTGTCAAGAGTTAATGGACTCTTTGCATAGAAGTTATCTCTATCATCAATCTCATAGTCGGGCCATCGAGCTTCAATATAAGGTCGCTTGAAGAAATATTCTGAGCCTCGACCGGAAAACTTCTTGTCATAGTAAGAGGTTGTCACAAGGCCATCATCTTCAAATTTTATAATCAAACCATAGTTAGGTGTACCAGCGAGCCAAGCCTCAACCTGTGTCGTGATATCCACTTCTATATCTTCCGTTCCATCGTCAAGAAACTGCGTTCCTATGACCGCTCCATAGTCACCACCAGGGGTGGTCCAAGGAGTTCCCGACGATGCTACAAGCCAGCTAGAGCCTGTACCGTCGCCGTCACACACTGTTTCGAGTGTTAGAGGATCGGTAGCATTAGCACCCTCGTCTTTATATTCGTCCAAGTCAACGCCGTTGCCCTCGTCCCACTCTGTTTCTACAGGACAAACTGACAAATTGATCAAACGTGGTACTGTAAAAGGAGTTTCAACATTAAACATTCTGAGATAATAAGATACCTCACCAGGGGAGGCCACGGGATCAGGTACCTTTCCATCTGCTATGTCCTGTTGCAATTGTTCAACATCAAACTGGACAAGAAACCGTGCCCTCTCTCTAACGTCCTCACCGGCACGTCCATAAAGAACAAAGACCTCAACAGAATCAGCTAGGCCAGTGTTTGAACATTCCGACCTTACCTTATTACATTCTTTGAAAGCATCTGTAATCGTGTTATCTTTGGTAGCTTTATATCTTTTGATTGCCATTACTTGATCACTCCTGTAATATCACTATCAAGGAACTTTACTTCGTAAATACAGTTTCTTGGTATTTCAATATATCTTCCATCTGGGCTGGTATTGTCCTGCACGCTAAATCTCACATCCGAATATCTTCCACCGGCTTGTAAGGTAACAGTCACATTTGTTACGTCTACAACGGAGTCTACCTCTTTCAGAACCTTATACACATCGGTAATAAAGAACGGTTCCCCGATATCAGCAACCCTTGAGAAGTTGGCTCTTAGTGCCCTGTTAGCGTCCTGAAGTGTATCGAACTTTGATACATCTATTCTACCAACCGCCTCGTAGTTTATGGCAAGGTTGATTATCTTTGCATCAAGAATGTCGATGGTATCGTTCACCATCTTGTTCTTTAGTAGCCAAGTCTTTAGGTTTTTCTTAATTGTATCGTTGGGCTCTGCCAAAGTACCATTTGAGTTCTCAGAGATAACATACATATTTAGATTTCTCTTGAATGAATCTGGATCTTGTAAGACTCTGACTCGCTTGATTGCTCCGAACTGGCCTGGCATAGCATAAGCCATAGCTTGATAATCTGTTGCTGTTACGGCTCTGTTCTGGGTGGAATAGAAATCTAGGATTCTTCTCTTCAACTCCTGACCAGTAGGAAGATTTACATCTCCAGTAATTGCCTCTTCATTCGTGACCTCAAGAGATTCACGGACAGCTATCACATCATTAGCATTTAGAGTGCCTTCGTCCTTGAACTCTATGAAAGATTCAATTACCTGATTAACGGTGCCCACAGGTGCGTTTACATCGGCGTTTGTATTGATGCGCATCTGAACACGAAGGGTTGTATTTGAAGGAGATACACCAAACTCATCTGATTCAATCAGCTTATATGGATCGAGAGAAGAGTCTGTTATGTAAGGCGCTCCCTGTCTTTGCAGAACGACGTTGGAAGGATCAACAACATTTGGACGAACAACATTTTCATTATCCACCTCGACATCTGAGCTTGCGCCGAACTGCATAAAAGTATCCAGCCTGGTTCTTTCGATCACAAATCTTCTGGGCACAACAAAAGGCTTGAGTATCGCTGGAGCGTTGTCATTTGTATCTCCCCTATTTGTGACTTCTCTATAGACAACATCTTGAGAAAGATAGTCAACTTCATAATACTCATTTCCATCCTCGTCAAGAACCTCGATAATCTCAGCAACATCATATTGTGTTATAGGAATCTTCAGGAACTTTTGATATTCTCCGACTGGAAAGAATTCTTCTACTATGCGACCAGACACTACACGTCCAGATGCTTTGATTGCAAAGGCAAGTGGGATACCAGTTGCATCATCAACTCTGGCAACTCTGATCTCGTTATTTGGCAGATCAAAGTTTACATCCTCATCAAGCATAAAGCTTGTACCGTTCTGCGTTTGAAATAAGCTCTTTCTTCTCAAGATAGGAGCATAATTCATGTCTGGCGCTGTGCCCGTATCGTTAGCGGGAACAAGAATGTATAAAGTGCAGGTGCCATAGGAAGATGGATTTAGATTGGCATTGTATCCTAACTGCTTGCCTAATTTAAGAATGTTATTGAACTCAACAGCAGTATCGAGGAATGATTCGTTTGTTTGATAGTCAAGATAGAATGAGAGAATGTCTCCAATATAAGCAACGGTATCAAGCGTAAGGGAGCCAAAACTTCCTTCGCTGAAATCTCTGAACGTGTTGGGATAATACCTTCTAGCGTGATCTACCAGCCCTTGCTTGATAGTATCGAATTCTCTATTGGTGTATTTTATTGGTACAACTTTTTTTGGCATCTTACTTCTCTAACTAGACAAATACATTTCTATCTAGGTCAAAATTCAAAATAATTGTATCCACCTCTTCAAGTGGACGGATGTAGTATTCGGCATATATATTCAATTGATTCTGCGGTATATCTGATACCGTAGAAGTGTCATCAAATCTTAGCTCGGTCAACTGTAAGAATGGCATGTATCTATTGATCTGATCTTGGATTCTTCCTCGAATACCTTGTGTCGTTGATCTGGTGTTGTTCTCAAATAGGTAATTTCTGAGTCCTACACCGTAATCAGGTATCATAACTCTTTCACCAGGGGCTGTAAGCATTAGCATTTTAAAGTTTTGATTTACTAACTTTTTATAGCTAGTAATCATTCGATAGGGTCCATCACCCTCATCGTATACCAGTGGAACTATTGGTGCTAATCCAAATGACGACATTTTCTATCCTTGCGTTACAAATAAATAGTGATTAGTATGTTTTATCTGGGCAAATTTGTTCACAAGCCTCTGGATCTACTGGGGGCAACTCTGGGGTCTCTGGACCGTTGTCACCGTCAAACAGATCGCTAAAGAATGACTCGAAGCCGAGGGCCAAGTATCCAAATCCGTAAGGCGTAAGAGGTGGTCCAATACCAATGCCAAAGGGAGGGAATCCAAACACAGTTGGAGGTAACAGGGCAAACGACACGAATGGGAGTGGCACACATATACCGATAGCCTTAAGCAGATCGACGATAAACTTAGCCAACTTGATGTTTGGGTCTGCAATTTCCACAAACCCCTTGAAAATCAACAAGGGTGTTTTGAGAGCTAGTTTCAAGAAGATATCAACTCCAAAGCCACGGAGGTTGGGGGGTACAGGGCTAAATGCAAAAGAGAAGCAGGGGGATTGAAATTCAAACTTCGCCTTGCTAAAGAAGTTTGATATCTCTTCATTTGAAGGAAACTGCTTGAATTTGTATCCTTCCGACGGTACGTTTAGTGTGTTCAAAGACTCAGAAATGATATTGAACAAAGAGTACAGTTGATCCTTTGTACTGCCAAACGCACTCTCCACATTGGGTATGGAAGACACAGACATAAATGTATATGTTGTTATGATGGACAAATATCTATCAAGAGGAAAAATATAATCAAATAAAACAGAGTATTCTTGACTGTTTGCTATTTCGCTGCGCAGCATCTCTTCGTTATTGAAATACTCCGTAGACCACCAAAGTTTTGCGTTTTGTGGATTTGGCGAGAACTCAAAAATACTCTTAGTTCTATTCTCCTCCCACCATTGACTGTCTCCAATACAAGTAGCAGTATCTATGAAAGGTATTGGATAAATCTCACGGGCGACGCCGGGTGATGGCTCTTGGATTAGTTGTGTTGGATCGGCTTCTGGAAATCTCTCCTCAAGGATCGAATAAGCTTTCTCACGGAATCTTAATGTAGTTAGAGCGTTGTTGATCTTATCCTCACCCTGTCCAACTGTAACTCCTGTTTGGTTAAGAGTGTTTATAGCCTCTGAGAAATATGTTTGTCCTCCATAGTATTCACTATATGATGGTACATTCGTGCCAAATTTAGAATCAATATTCTGCACAGCGAAGCCAGCAGAAAGAGCAGGTCCAGCCTTTGTTGGCAGGAGATATATCAACCTCATCCCAGGTGTAACTTCTTCAAAGAAGTTGCAGATATTCCAAAAATCAGAGCTTACCTTACTTAGACCATTTTGAGCTTGAGTCTCGACATCCGACTTGAACTTTTCAAAGGCTTCAGCAAAGTTGTTAACATTCATATAGTTGATTTTTTCACCGGGCCGGTCGGTAAAGTTTTGCTTCCAAGAGTTTCTAACAATCTGCACTAAAGCTTCTATGTCGGGGTTGGCAGAGGGGGGAACATTTTCCTTTAACGCCTCTTCTATATCAGCAAAATCCAATCGAACAACCTTGATATACTTTTCTAGGAAAAAGTTACCATTCTCAAGATTGAATCGTCTGCCATTTAGCTCTACCAGCCCATCTCCAACATTGGTTAGAAGACCTCCATCTAAAGTGGTAAATCTGGAACTCCAAGGATCTACGCTAGTAGGCAAGCTAATGGTGGGTACCCAATCTTCGATAAAATACTCTTTAGGCGTCTTATGAGTCGATATCGTTTCTGGGAGTGATTTTTCAATTCCATTTCTAACATCAACACAAACGGATGCAAAACTCTTGGACAGAAGATATCTTAGTGCAGCTTCAGCGTCTTCTTCAGTCACATCCATCTTGTCTTTTGGTTCTTCACCTATCTCCCGAGAGTAAACTACATAAGCCCAATAGCCAAAATCTCTTTGATACTGCGAAACAATACCTTGGGGACCATAAAGCCTAAGCTCTTCTCGCATCTTCTTGACTAAAAACTCTATCAAATATCCATCAACAGATTCTTCAATAGTAAAATCTGGTATAAGATAAATAACCCTCATCGCATAGTCATAAGCATATGCCCTTACCGTCATCTTAACAACTATCTGTATAACCTGCTCATCCCACGGGTCCATCCCTTCCGCTTCACTATTCGCTTCTGGACTCAGTATTGTAGAGAGATTGTTTTGAATATTCTGTTCCAACTCTTTCTTGAAGCAATCAATCTTCAAAGGATGTGGCATAATCCCGCACGCAGTCTCTAAAGATGTTGGTATCTCGTTGAAATTAAGAGTCGAAAGATTAGGTACACTACTTGTTTGCACAACTTGTCCTAACCCGATGCTGCTGAACTTTGATTCAAATAGGGTTGAGTTGGCAACCTGCCTTGCGATAAGAGCGAAGAGATCCTTCACCACTTGACCGTGAACCGAGGCGGCAAAGAATTTACTCATCTCTACGTTGAACTTTTTCAACGAAGCAACTTCATAGCTCGCTAGATTGTCTTCGTCTAAAGAATTGACAATCGCCTTGTACCACCTATCCGAGACAAACCTACCAAACACACTTTGAGGGTCAGGAAGGAACACATCTCTAGTCTGATTAGCGGCGACCAATTCTACAGACAACGGACTATTCTGATCAGCTATCTGCTCTAAGATATAAGCTTCTGATTTTTCACTTAGCTCGTCTTCAACCACCTTCCGAAGCGACTCATTAGAGTTTTCAACAGAATCTCCAGAGAATATCTCTAAAATGTATTCGTCTTTTATATCCTGACTTATTTGTTTAGATGCCATTGAGTAGGGAAGAATATATCTGATCTTCCAATTTGGAAGAGCGTCACCGAACATTTGAAGTGATATATCCGGCGGACCACTATCGCCTTCTACCTGAACCATATTAGAGATAGACGAGTAAGCATCAAAAAAATCTCCGACGCCTGCAAGGACTTCTGGATCGATTGGTACATTTAACTCGTAATATACCCCTGTATCATTGAAGGATGGTAGAAACACATCTGAGTTTTCTATTCTTGAGAGAGTATTTTTGACAGAAGGTGCTGCTTCTAGTCTTGATTCCTTGACATTAACAGTGTCACCAGACTTTTCAAGTATTGGATCGATATCAACACCTTCCGCTTCAAGCCTTTTCATCTGAGGGCTTACTATTTCTGTGACATCACCTTCTTCATTTTTGATTTCTATAAACTTGGGTACCTCGACATCTACATCCCTATTGCTTATCATAGATTCTATGATGCCATCTATATCTCTATCAAAGAATGATCTCAGCGGGCCAAATAAAGTGTCAAGTAGACTGTCTTGCATAAAGTCATATGATTCGTGATCGTAACTAAAGAATGGCTGATCACCGTTGGCCTGATTTACCATATCGGCAAAAGAGGAGCCTCCATTTTCATTGTCAGATATTATCTGTGCTATCTTGCGTATTTGCTGTAATCTATCCTGTTTCCTCTTTTTTGCTCTTAGAAGCAGATCTTGTAAAGTTTCTGGACTTACATTTCTGGATTCGTATAACTGTGCCAGTTGGGAAAACTCATCCTCAATTGGCTCTTCCCCTTCACACTCTCCCTCAATTGATACTTGATTTAATGTTGGAAGTTGAGATAGTGTCTCACAAAAACTACTGTCTACAACTTGACCCAATTGAGTAAAGAAGCTGGCTATTAGTGGCTTGCTTGTTAGGCAAGTCTTGAGTAGTGGATACTTCTCTCTTACCACCATCAAAACAATACCCAAGTTTTTTTGAGAAGCTTTTCCTGAAAACATTCTGCAAACATCTCTTGCAGATATTAGTAGAGAGATATCTTCTAAAAGTTCAGTCATTTCATCCAAGTAAGGTCGCAGTTCTTCGCTTGGAGTGGTGTTGGTAATGTTGCAAACAAAATCGAGTGCTGCTATCTTCATATCATCTCCACGGTCGCCGGTATCACGGCCAGGTGTAGAGGGTCTGTCTGAATCACTTATAGCGTCATTAATGTTTTCTGTTTCTCTTTCGCCTAAATTGAGATCAAGTCCAGGGTCGCATATTGACAACAAACTCTGAATCATCGATCCTACGGTTACAACAAACACTTCCGTTAGTGCATCAATGAGGGCATTTGTTATATTAGTGCTCAAATCGCTCATTATATCTACGGTGGGTAGAATATCTGGGAAGCCGACAGTTGGTACTTTAGGAAGCTTGAGAGTTTGGCACGATATATCAATTATAGGAAGACAGTCTACTAGAGCATCTGCAAGAGAACCTAGTGATATCTTATTCAAAACTCCTAAGAATACTTGATCCAGAGTGTTGATTTTTGCAATAGTTTCTTCTATCTCAAGAACTTGAGAATCTACAGTCTGTTGTACTGTGGCATTAGCCTGTTCGATGATCTGACGCTCTAGCTCCGAACCAGCTAGAGTTACCTTTTCATCTATCACTTCGTCTATAGTTTTTACGCTGTTTATGGAGCGGCGCAGGCTTCTACCAACCTCTTGAAAGTTGGTATACTGGTCTCTGAAACAGTTGGCAGTCCTATTGATGTCTCCGCCATATTTTCTGGTAGCTTGATCAAGGAACACGTCTCTAAAACTATTTGGGTCAAATGCACCTCCATAGCCTTGACTTGGTAATATTTCTGGCTTGGGGAATGGAGCGTACAAGAACAAGAATCTTGTCCAAGTTATAAAAGCAACATCAGTTGATGCAATTTGATAAAGGTTTCTTAGATAGAATTTATCTCTTGGAGATAACAGATCATTTAGTTTACTGACACCTGTTGAGAAACTTCTTTGTATGTTTTTCCATATGTCCTGAGCGGCCTGGTTAACTTCTATTATCTCTTCTACAGTAATCTCATCTAAAGATGATAAAAAGTCTACAAACGGCTGTGTGTTTTCTTTCAAATCTGCGATGGTCTGCTCAACATCTGCTCTGATAGACTCCCTTAGTTCTTCTGCACTCTTGCCCTGAATAGATTCAATACCGTTACGAATGGCACGCTCTAATAGAAGCTGGTTTGCAGTAATAGGTGTGTTTAGTATCGGCCTATTTCCTATACCCTCGACAGCGATCAGATCTAATGTTTGTGGTTCAAACCTCAATCTTATATCATACGAGCTACTTGGATCAAAGTTGTCTTGAGTCTGAAGGAATTGCAATATCATATCCCCAGCAAACTCAAGGGAACCTGCATCGTAAACTAAATTAATGTTATTGACCGTTCCAGAATACTCGCTTCTTCTTATTATCCTGTCATACTCACGCATGACATCTGCGGCACGAGTGAACTGCTTTTGGAAATCATCCTCATCACACCTATATTGTAGCACCACATCAATAGTTGATATAGGAGGTAGAGGTTGCAGAATAACTGGAAGCTCTTCAAGTCGTGCCTGGGCGTCGATCGAAGTTAGATAAACTGCTA